AATGAAGCCAGAACGGATATTGGTAAAGAACCACTTGATGATTTAGATACAATCTATATTGAAAATAGTCTTGTCCCGATAGGAACTCCACCTATGGCACAAGGGGTGCAGCAATATTCTTTAGATATAGCTAATAGAGTTAAGGAGAAGCTACTTGCTAAAAATACATAATGCCTAAAGGAATATACCTGAGAACTAAAGAAATGTATCCAAGGGAAAGGAAGGAAATCAAAATTAGGTAAATACCCTTCAGAAGAAACAAAAAAGAAGATGAGTGAATCGCATATAGGTATAAAAAAGAAACCTTGTTCAATAGAAACAAACTAATAGTAAAAGAGAATATTGGACTAAATATTTTAATAATATAGGTAAAAACAATATTTAATGTTAAAATTAACTGAAGAAACAATAGAAACCATTGTAAATTCAATAGTGGATTTGATACTTTCAAATCAGGGGAAATACCAAAAAAACTCTGAGGGTGGCGGGCAGAGCGGTAAAATTGATAATGAACTTTTCTGGGAATCCTATATTAAGCGTGTGGATCCCCACGAGAAGAGATATATTGAAATAGTAAATAAAGACCTGAATAAATTATCAGGTGAGGTCTTTACTAAAATAGAAGTCTATCCCGATGATACCGACAAGTGGAAATTTGATAAGAAGAAGTGGATAGGAGAATTTGCCGAGATAGAAGCAACCTTCTTAGTTAAATTATATAAACAGGAAGGGCAGAAGGCAATTGATGAAGCCTTGAAGTTAGCAAGAAAAAAGAAATCTATTAAAGCAGAAATTCCTATTAGTATTGCTTTTGACTTATTTAACCCTTTAGTTAAAGAAGAATTATTAAAGCAGACTACCCGCTTTCCCGCTGGACTTATTAACACTACTGAAGAAATAATTCGGGGTACGATTGCAACAGGAATAGAAGCAGGGGAAAGTATAGACAAGTTAGCCGATAGAGTAATGGAAAGACTTGGTGATGAAGCGAATAGAAATAGAGCAGAGATGATTGCAAGATCTGAAACAATATATGGTAGCAATGCTGGGGCTGAAATGGGATATATGCAAAGTGGGGTAGTGGAAGGTAAACAATGGTTAACCTCAATTGACGAAAGGTCTTGTATTGAATGTGAATTAATGAATAATAGAACTGCATCATTAGGTGAAAGTTTTAATATTAGAGATATAGATTTAAATTTCGACTATACGGATGGAGAAATGCCTGTGCCACCCCTTCATTGTAATTGTAGGTGTACGATAATTCCATTAATAATTAAAGTATAATAGGAGTAGTATGACCGAAATTCGCTGTAAAAATTGTAATCATTGTCTATCTAAGGATGTAAAACTTGGGGCAGGTATGTTTTATATGAACCCTTCCAGACCATTAGAGGTTTTTCAGGAGGTTCGTAAATGTCCAAGTTGCGGAATGTTTAACGAGGTAACCATTGAATTAGACTTGACTATAAAGATAAAAATAGTGGAGGAGAAAATCCCGAATAATAGGGTTGATATAGTAATTATGAAAAATAGGGATTTATATTCTGCATAGTAAATTGAAAATAAAATATTAGTTTCGTGGGTGAATAATCTTCGCTTCGGGATAAACCACTTCTTGTGAGGGATGAGCCAATCGGTGAGGACTCGTAAGTTAGGTAATCTATTTTAACCCATCTACATGTTGAAAGAGCACTTAGATTTGCAGGTAGGCAAAAATCCTGCCGAGACTAATTACTTTGAAAATTAAATATATCTTCCCTTAATCGGCATCATAGTTTAATAGGGGAGAGAGTCTTATAAAGACCACAGTTAGAAGAAATTCTGGCTGTGGTTTTTTTATTTGTAAATAATTTAAAGGTAAGGTGATGTAAATGGAATTATTTACTGAACGATTAAAGTTAAAAGACATAATGCCTGAAAAGGCAAAAGATATAGCTAAAGAATATGGACTAAAAGAAAACGAAATAGATTTTGTCCGTAAAAGTAATCCTATAAATCCAGATGATATCAAAATTGAAGATAGTGAACGAGCGGCAATACGCTATATTAACACTCCCGATCTTGACCGTGATGGTGAAATTGTCATGCCTGACGGCGGGATTATTAAAGATTACCAAAAGAATCCGACAGTTTTATATTCCCATGATTATCGAGGATTACCGATTGGTAAGGATATTTGGATTAAATTAGTTAAAGGAAAAGGTTGGTTAGCTAAAACTATCTATGCTAATCATCAGTTAGCTAATGATGTTTACAACTTAGTCAAAGAGAAATTTTTAAATAGTAGTTCGATTGGTTTTATTGCCCTTGAAACTATAAATTCAGGTGACAAGGGATGGGATAAGGTAAAAGAAAAGTTAGTTAAGGACTGGTCTATATTAGAGGATACCGTTAACCAAGCCAAAAGGATAATTACTAAATGGATATTGCTTGAACATAGTGATGTACCTTTACCTTCCAATACTAATGCTTTGAACATTGCAGTAGGAAAAGGATTTGAAATTAAATCTAAAGAGTTAATAGAGGATTTAAAGATAGAGATAATTGATGATAAACCAGAAGAGAAGATAGAAGTTATCACTAAACCTGAAACTACTGAGAATTATCATCATGTGCCCGCTCCCGGTGAAGAAGGAAAACACAACGAACATAAAATAAGAACTATGGATATCAGTGCCGAAAAGGGCATTAAGGGACGTTATTGCGTAGATTGCAAGAAGATGATTAGTTATTTATTCGATGTAGGCAAATGGAGTATGGAAGAGGCCAAGAAATGGGTTGCAGATAATGCTAAAAGTTATGAAAAGTTAGAGATTGATTTTGAAAATGAAATTACCTTATCAGAAGAAGGGGAAAGAAAACTAAAGGAAGCCCTAAGAGATATAAAAGAAGGCAAAATAGAAGAAGTAAAATTTGAAGTTAAAGAAGAAGTTAAAGAAGAAGTACCAAATGAAAACAAAGACATGATTGAACTAGCCACCAAATATGGAATATTACTTGCTGAAAAAACTGTATTAGATAGCGAGATTAAAATACGTGACCAGGCAATTAAAGAATTAGAAGAAAAAGTAATAGAGATAGAACTAAAACAAGGTGCAGTATTAAATAAGAAAAATAAATCTGCTTTAAAAGAGGCACAAGATAAAATACAAAGCGTTTTAGATTCTGCTGAACCTGCAAGTGAAGGAATAGAAATTGAAGCAGAAAAGGAAGTAAAAGAAGTAAAAGAAGAAAAGCAAAATGGAATTGATATTAGTGCGAATGATATTAAAGACATTATAAACAGTGCAATAAAAGCACAGGTTAATAATGCAACTGATAAATTTATAGATGGAATGAATAATAGTATTAAGAAATTTACCGGGAAGGTAATGTAAGGATTATTTATTATTAGGTATTGATATTTTAGCCAGAGATATTGAGAAATATCAGGAGGGAGAAATACAATAACCAATAATAGATAAGTAAAAAAATAAATAACAAGGAAGTGAAATATAAATGAGTATACCAATGACCAAAGAAGAATTATTAACTTTAATAAACAAAAATAGTGCAGAAATGCTCGATAAAGTTAAGGATTCTTGGATGGATATATTTAACGAAAAATTAGAAAAACTCTCTAAAGTAGAAGATAACAAGATGAAGGGTGGATATACTGAACAATTAGTAGAAGATAAGATAAAGAAGGAAGGCAAGTGGGAATCCTTTGGGGAACAACTTCAGGCTGTGAAAAAGGCTTATGCTCCAGAATATAAAGAAGTAGATAGTAGATTAATAGACATTAAAGCCATATCTGGTTCTAATGAGGGGATAGGTGCAGAAGGCGGGTTTTTTGTAGCTCCAGAATTTTCAGCTGAAATACTACAGAATATGCACGAAAAGAGTGTTATAGCTAATGATTGCAGACATATACAAATAAGCGGAAATAGCATAGTTATAAATGCTATAAATGAAACCTCTCGTGCTACTGGATCTCGTTGGGGTGGAGTACGTGGTTACTGGGTTGCGGAAGGTGGAGACCTTACTAAATCTAAGGTAAGTTTAAGACGAATTGAATTGAAACTTAATAAGATGGGCGCTTTAAATTATTCTACCGAAGAATTATTAGAAGACCAGAGTGCTTTAACCTCTATTACTACTCAAGCAGTAGGAGAAGAATTTGCCTTTATGTTAGATGATGCAATATTAAATGGAACTGGCGCAGGTCAACCTTTGGGAGTCAGAAATTCTGCATCTCTAAAATCAACCGATAAAGATACTGGACAAACTGCGGCAACTTTTACTGCTGATAATGTTATGAATATGTA